CAGCGCAATTTGGCCGCAAAGACTATGAGTTGCGACCGTGACACTCACCGAAACGATAACCCGCAATGGATTGAAGAGGAGAAACCGTGGACAAAGAACTGGAACTGACACCCGCACCGGCGAAGCGCAGCCGGGACGAAGCAATCGCCCTCAAGCACCTGACTCGCCAGCGTGACAAGCTGATTGCACGTCGGGCAGCGATAACCAAGACCATCGAGAAGCTGGACGCCTCGATCCTGGCGCTGGAGTAGGCCATGCAATCTCACAAGCTAGAGAAAGCAGGCACTATCATCAGCGGCATCGCCTGGGAACCAACTCCGTTACCCCAGCAGCGCATCTGTGGCTGTGGCAGGCCCATCGCGCGCATCAGCAAGTCGGACATCTGCCAACGCTGCATAGACCGAGAGTATGAGGAGAAGCTGTCTAGGTCAGGGGATGCCCCGCCAGAATGAGCGAAAGCACCCAAGCGGCCAGCCCCGCAGCTACGAGACGACCAAACCAGGGCGACGGCGGTGCTGGATTCCAGATTGCAGCGATGGAGAACAGGACAAACGCAAAAACCAGCAAGATTAGTGTGAGCATGTTGCACCTCTCCCAGATTGGATGCAAGAAACGAGATGGATGTAGTATAATAGGGACACCGCGCCGCAATGCGGTATCGGGCAAACACCGACTGATCCTCGGTGCAATGGTGGGGGGAGTCCTCAAGCTCCCCCGACCGCCTTACTTGAGGAAGGGATAAAATGGCACTGCCTTGGTTTCGACTATATTCCGAGTTTCTTGACGATCCAAAAGTGCAATTCATGCCAGAGCACATGCGGTATCGCTTGGTGGCCCTGCTATGCTCCCGATGCAAGACCCCTGACCTGAATGACCAGGTTATCGCCTTCCAGTGGCGCATACCCGTCGCAGAGGTCGAAGAAACCAAGGCTCTGTTTATCGAGCAGGGATTCATCGACGAAAACTGGGCAGTTCTCAAGTGGGATAAGCGCCAGTTTCTCTCTGACGACGTGACCGCCAGAGTCCAAAAGTTTAGAGCCGGGGAAACAACATTGAAACGTTACATGAAACGTTCCAATGTTGTTTCATGTAACACACCAGATACAGATACAGAAGCAGAACAGACAAATGCCCCAATGAAGAGATACTTTTGATTGGTAAGGTATTGACTACTATGGAGTTAGTTGGCTGTAACAGATAGCGACAGTTACAAGTAACGACATTGTAACGTTACACAGTCACCGATTGCTCACCGATACGGTCGGAGCAACGGTCACTGAGTTACCCGCTAAGTCCAGGTCTGGACGGATTAGGCGATTCCTTCTGGCCACTCCCATAGTCCGAGTGCGCCCTTGACCAGCTGGTCGCTTTTGATATGGCGCAGATACCGCGTCACCCAAGCAAATCGGCCGTCGCTGTAGTCGCCGAACGTCTCTTCATGCGGGTGCATCTTGCGTCCTAGCACAGCCTCAATCTTGTGGAGCTCCGTGGTCTTGACACATGCCAGAAGTTCCACGACGCACAGTCCCTGAGAGAGCGGCAGGTCACGCGAGGTCAAACCACCAAGCGCATGGCGAAATTCGTCCTCTTCATCGGCGGTTTCCCGCGCCCACTTCGGGAATCCCTTGGCTGCATGAATAACGAGCGGCCCGCGATAGCCGGTATACCAACTACGCGTCTCAATCTCTTTCTCGCCAAGTTCCATGAGCGATGCCCACGGCTGCGTCAACGTCAGTGCCTTCATTTCTCCTCCGGTCGCATCAGTGCTTCCACATCGCTCGCCGGGATGAGCCACTTGGAGCTACCCTGTGGGCTGTGTCGCTTGGCGTTGGGGAACTTGCCCTGCTTGATCCATAGCGCAATCGTGGCAACGGAGTAGTGGAGTGAGTCGGCTACCTGCTGCTTGGTGAGCCATTGGGTGAGTGGGGTGATCATTCGGCTCCCTCGGATTCCAGAAGGTAGCTGACGAAGATGGCTTTCTGTCGGTTTTTTTCAGCAGCCCGCGCAGCAGCCCACGCAGCAGCCCGCGCAGCAGCCCGCGCAGCATCCCCCGCAGCAGCCCGCGCAGCATCCCCCGCAGCAGCTAATTCCTCGCGGGTTATCTTGCCACGCGCAAAGTCTTTTGCCGCTTTGATTGCCTTCGCCGGACGGTCAACCTTCGGATACTTTTTCGCCCAAATAGGCAGGACACGCGCTGCAAAATCGGCAGCCATGAGACGTGCGACCATATCGCAGTTCTGCGCGGTCGCTTGCAGTGCCCATAGAGCATCATCCAAACCATTCGTCTTGAGGATGGCAAGCAGGTTGATCGGCTTGTCGTCGCCGTACTTCGGCCCCAGCGCCTCCCGCAGGAACGTGTATCGCGAAGTGCAAGCGTGAGCATTGCGCAGCAGACGCAGGGTGGTGGTGAGGATCATTGCTTCCGGCTTCTTCTTCATTGTGTACCTTTCCTTTCATGCTGTTGCGCGGAGATGGCACTGAGGGTTGAGTCCGCGTGTGGGGTTAGGCTACCAACCGGCATAGCAGGCCCAGCAAAGAAACCTGCAAATCGTTTTGCCGATAGCGCCGGTGATTCTGTTCGGCTTGATGTCGGTGTATTCAGTGTGCCCGATCTGGCAGTCTGCATTGTATTTGTAGCATCGCATCTTGTTTATCTCCTGTGTTGCGGTTGAATTGTGTGGAGGGTGAGCTAGGCGGCTGGATCGTCTTCGAGTGAACGCTTTACCTGGTCGATAGATAAGAACGCTTCGCCCCCCACGTTAGAACCTTTCGGAAAGTAGCGGTATCCATTGAGGACGGGCTGTATGTCTCCCACGCGCTTTCCTGCAATCAGGACTTGAATGCGGAAAGACGACGTTCCAAACTTGCCAACTTCACGGTAGGTAATCATCTTCGTTTCCTTTCCTCATTTGGTGGTGCGTGGAGGAGAGCTAGGCGGATTCCTTAGCAGTGATGCGCATTGCTTCCTTCACAAGTAGATTGAGCATCGTCTGGAATTTTCCAGATTCATCATCATCGGCGGAGTCGAGAACGCCCTCAAAATCTCCCGCTTGACGTGCGAAGGCTGCGCATCGTTCGATGAGATCAATACTGGAACCGCGCCGCGTTAGATGCTGGTCTGTATAGTGAACATCCACAGATGAGCGCCGTCGTAAGGCTCGCTCTGCTTCTGTAGTCCCGTCTCCTTCTTCCCAGTCGATTGCCATCTTCGTTTCCTTTCTTAATTTGGTGGTGCGTGATTCCAGACCTGGGGGGGCTAGGCTGCTAGCTGTTCTCTACTATCCAATCCTGAGCCTGTTTCAGTTCGTGCTTTGTGACCGCGTGGAGCATAACCTCTTTGGCATACTCGGCTGTTGTGTGGGCATCCTGATCGTAGAGCCGTATCGCAGCTTCACGGTAGGATTCTATGCGCGTGTGGTAGCCTTCGCCCCTTATGCGTTCGGCGAGTGAATCGACCGCATGGAGCAGGAAAGACTCGCGGTAATCCTTCATTTGTTGATTGGTTGTCATCTCTTCACCTCATGCAACAAAACCGTTAGGCTGCGATTGTCTCGACCGAAACGTATACCCGGCCATCGGGAAGAATGCTGGTAACGTGCGGCTTGACAGTGAGCGTATTCAGGAAGAGCGCCGGGAAGATTGAATCGCCGACATACGCATCCTGAAAAGAAAAGTCGTGCTGGTTGTTGGCGAATGCTTCCCACCGAATCTCCTCAATCCCCAACGATTCGGGAAACGAGTGCTCGGACTGCTGGCGCGTATCGGGGTCGATAACAAGAAGAATAGTCATAATCAAGCCTCTGCAACAAAACCAGATTAGTAGCAACCTTGCGCAATGTCAAGCTATATTATGATATATACAAGTAGTATACAGTTACCAAAGAGTAACTAGTGCGCTATGCCGTTGATACTGTGTCCAGACCTGGGCTACTATGGGGGGATGGACACCACGATACGGCATCTCCGTGATTTGACGCCGGACACCCGCAACGCCAACAAAGGCTCAGAACGTGGGCAGCACCTGATCGAAGAGTCCTTGCGCCAGTACGGGGCCGACCGCTCCATCCTGATTGACAAGAACGGCGTCATCATGGCCGGAAACAAGACGGCGGAGAACTTTGGCGCAATCGGGCTTGACGACGTGATTGTGGTGCAGACGGACGGAACGAAGCTAGTAGCAGTGCAGCGCACAGACCTGGACATGATGGCCGATCCCCGCGCCCGCGAGCTTGCCATTGCCGACAACCGCGCATCTGAGGTGTCGCTCGATTGGAATGCGGATGTACTGAAAGAGTTGGGCGATGAAATCGACCTCACGAAGTTCTGGTCGGCGGATGAGCTTGCGGGGCTATTGAGTTTGCAGCCTGAAGAATCCAGCGCAAAAGAGATTGATTCAGATTCATTCATCATGCAATGCAAGTGTCCGAAGTGCGGCTTCGAGTTCGACCCTCCAAAGCGTGAGATTCTATGAATCCGTGCGCTTGGCATCTTGCAGATATTGAGAGCGTTCCGAGCAACCTCAGACAAGATCGGCAAGTACATGATTGGCATGAGTGTACCGCCTTTGATGGCGAAGTATGTTGCGAGTGAAATTTGCAGACAATGGCTGAAGGTATAGAATCGTACGCATGGCAGACGAAGCCCAATCCGAGACGGCTGAAGTTCCTGAGAACACGAATGGGAAGAAGACTCGGACGCTGCCAGAGGAAGCCAAGCCGTTCATGTGGAAACCGGGGGAGAGCGGGAACCCCGGAGGCCGTCCAAAGAAAAAGCCGCTAACTGATGCATACGCAGCACTTCTAGCCAAACCCATACCGAATGACAAGGAAGGCCGCACATTCGCCGAGGCTATCGCCCAGGCCATGATAAAAGAGGCCGTCAAAGGTAAGGTCAATGCAGCGAGCGAGATTGCCGACCGCATCGAGGGTAAGTCATTGCAGCGCGTGGCTGTATCGGATGGCGACCCGCTAACTGAGTTGCTGGCGGAGTTCCGCAAAGAGCATGAGGCGTTGCCGCCAGACGGGGCATAGTGGTACTATGTACCATGGTTAGGCACGATGTACCAATCTGTGAATGTAACGATTGTCACCATCGCTGGATAGCAGAGGGCGGCTTGCCTAAGCGGTGCCCATCGCGGAAGTGCCGATCAGTGAAATGGAATAGCGGGGTAGCTCAGTTGGCAGAGCGCATCCCTTATAAGGGTGAGGCCGCTGGTTCGATCCCAGCACCCGCTACCAAACCTGCGTACTATGTCCCTGTAAGATTTCGCCAGGGCAAGGGTAAGCCGGGTGAGCGGACATGATACTAAATTATGGGCCTCGGCTAAAGCGTTTTGCCTACTCTCCAATGGAGCGAGACAAACGCATCAACATCCTCACTGGGTCTGTCCGTTCGGGCAAGACGTGGGCTTTGCACCCCAAGATCCTGCAAGCCTGCCGTTACAACGTGAGCGGTTGGCGTGTTCTTACCGGCGTCACGAAGCAGACCATCTTCAACAACGTCCTAAACGACCTCTTCAACCTAATAGGCCCATCGAACTACAGCTACAACCATCAATCAGGGATGCTGCGTCTGTTCGATTCGTCGTGGTTGGTGATGGGGGCAAAGGATGAGGGCAGCGAGAAATATGTGCGCGGATTGACCGTGGGCGTGGCTGTGGGGGACGAGGTTACGCTTATGCCGCAAGAGTTCTTCCAGATGCTCCTCACCCGCATGTCGCCCGATGGTGCGCGGTTCTACGGCACAACGAATGCTGGCGTTCCGATGCACTGGCTCAAGACTGAGTACCTGGACAATCAGGCACTGCGCACGGCTGGGCTGCTGTGGTCTGCGCACTATACGATGGAGGACAACCCAAACCTGAGCCAAGAGTACATCGAAGCGCAGAAGCAGCTCTACACCGGCGTTTTCTATCAGCGGTACATTCTGGGATTGTGGGTGGTTGCTGAGTCGTCCATCTACCGAGACGTGCTGGGGCCGCAGTGCAAGTATGACGATACCAGCCGACCAGAGGGACTTGAAAACCAGCGCGTACAGCGGTACATCTTCGTTGACTACGGGACTATCAACCCATGTGTGTTCTTGGAGGCGTTCGACGATAGCCGGACGGTTTGGCAAGATCGGGAATACTATTGGGATTCAGCGAAAGAGATGCGCCAGAAGACGGACGCGGAGTACGCAGACGACTTCGATGCGTTCGTGGGGTCAGAGAAGCGCGGTCTGATCGTGATTGTTGACCCGTCAGCGGCCTCATTCAAGCTCGAACTGGTACGGCGGGGGTATCAGGTCAAGAACGGTGAGAACGAGGTGCTAGAGGGCATCCGGCGCGTCTCGGCTGCGCTCAACATCGGTCTGTACCGCATCCATGCCAAGAACTGCCCCATGACAATCAAAGAGCTTGAGCAATATGCATGGGATGGAAAAGCTGCGAAGCGCGGGGAAGAGCAGCCAATCAAAGACCATGACCACACCCCAGATGCGCTCCGCATGGGGGTTATGAAGGTGATTCCGAAGTACCGGCTGGGCTGAATGCTTGCGTGTTATATTCGTAAGCATGGCGAATGCGAGCAATGGCGGCGTGGCGCGGGCAAAATCGTTGAGCAAGCAGGCTCGATCTGCAATCGCAAGCAAAGCAGCATCGGCACGGTGGGCGAAGAATGACGCGGCTGCGGTGAAAGATATGTATGCGAACCAAGCTGCAAACATCGGATTCGGCACATCATCCGCCGTCAATGCTGGTCGGCACATCCCGTTCCGACTCTCGCTCGATTACCAGAAGCTCGTGTTTATGTATCGCGGAAGTTGGGTCATCCGCGCCGTGGTGGACACGAAGCCGCAAGATCAAAATAAGGCGTTCCCCACTCTTCTGACGCAGGTCACGCCAGAGGATATATCAGATTTCAATAAGGTTATTGCTGAGACTTGCACATTGCAGAAGTTCATCGAAGGGCGCAAGTGGGGGCGTCTATTCGGTGGTGCGCTGGGCGTCATCATCATCGACGGCGACAATGATCTATCGAAGCCACTCATCCTAGAAAACGTGCAGCCGGACAGCTATAAGGGCATGATCGTGGTTGATAGATGGAGTGGCATGTCGCCCTCGTCTGACCTCATCACCGACCGCAATAGACCGTCAGAGTACGGACTTCCTGTTTCCTATCAGATTTACACGGAAGCATCCGAATCGCTGAAAGTGCATCATTCCCGATGCTTGCGATTCGTTGGGCGTGACCTACCTTTGTTCGAGCGCCAGATCGAGCAATACTGGGGGATGAGTGAAATCGAGTGCATCCTCGATGAACTGCAACGCTACGACTTCGGCATGGCCGGGGTTGCCGATCTCATATCCCGCGCGAACGTCATGGTGTTTCAGAACGATATGCTGAATCAGATGCTATCGGGATTGAACCTGACACAGCAACAGATGGCCGATTACGCAGCGCGGATGCAGGCAGTGTCGGAGACGATCTCGACCAACGGACTGCTTGCGCTCGGCGAGAATGAACAACTTTTCACACACCAGTACGCATTTGGTGGGCTGTCCGATGTGATGAAGATGCAGATGACGGCCCTGTGCGGCGCGGCGGGGTATCCATTCTCTCGACTATTCGGCGATACGCAGACCGGGCTTGGGCAGTCGAACGAAGGCGACCTGCAAAACTACTACGACACATGCGACCAGGAGAGACGACAGAAGGATCGCCCACTGTTTGACAAGCTCATCCCGATCATTTGTATGTCAACATGGGGAGAGGTTCCCGACGATCTGGACTATGCGTTTGCCCCGATTCGCACGATGAACTCGAAAGAGAAGGCAGACTTGGCGAAGGTGCAAAGCGAGTCCATCACCGGCTACTACAACGCTGGACTGCTTGGCCGTCAGACGAGTCTCCGCGAAATCAAGACCACATCGCAGGAAACGGGGCTAGGTACAAATGTGACGGACGCGATTATCGAGGCGGCGGATGATGAGGTTCAGGTGCCGCTAGAGATTGAGCAGGAAGAGGCCCGCGCCGGGACTGAGGAGTTTGGGGAAGGTAAGGGCGGCGTGAAAGAGGAGAAGACAGATGCCGCGAAGGACTCATGGTGGAATCGGCTCAAGCGAGGCGAATAGGTGTCTGACTTCCATCGTCCGCGTCGCATTGAAGACCAATACCGCTATGCGCTCGACAACCTCATGCGGTCATGGATGCATCTCCCGCGAACGCCAGACCTGGATTCCATTCTTGCGTACCTCAACAACGGGGGCGGCGTAGCGGTCACAGAGGCTGCACAGCGCGTCGCAAGGGGCATGGTGACGGCATTGGCTGTCCAGAACGCGCAAAGCTGGCGTGAGGCCGCTGGGAAGTCAACGCAGGGCAAACGCATCTTCGACCTCTTGCGCACGGAGATGGATGGGCCGGTCGGGATTGTTATGCGCGGGATGGTGGCGCGTCACGCCTTGCTCATCCGCACAATGCCCCTGAACATCGCTCAGGACATCGCTTCCCAGATTGCAACGCGCCAGATGCGGGGTGAGCGGGCGGAGACGATAGCGGCAAGCATCTATGAGCGCATCCCTGAGATCACGGCAAGCAGGATAGCGATGCTGGCGCGGACAGAGGTGGGCAGCACTGCGACGGCCATCTCGCGGGCGCGGTCTGAGAATCTTGGGTTGCCCTGTTATGAGTGGCTTTCGTCTGAGGATGTGCGCGTTCGACCTTCACATCGCAAGATGGATCATGTTCTTGTGCTGTGGAGCGATCCGCCCGCGCCGGAGATGCTGGCGCACGTCAAGTCTCGGCTGGGGCATTACCACGCCGGACAGTCGCCAAATTGCAGGTGTGATGCCAATGTCATCGTTGACCTCGATCAAGTCGATTGGCCGCACAAGGTGTACTCACGCGGCTCGATCACACGCATGGGACGCGCACGGTTTCTGAAGCTAATCCACGCATGAAAGGATAGCGGGCATAGACCCAGAGCAAGGATACGGCCTCTACGGGGGCCGTTTTCTTTTGCACTTGACAGAGAGTACGGTACGGGGTACGGTAGATAACGAAAGGGAGGCCGCAATGCTCTACATACTCATGGCACCATCCGCAATCGCAATTATCCTCGCAGGAACAATCGAAATGATCGCTGCTCTCTGGCCGGAGACGAACCTCTAATGCGTAAACACGGCATCCCCGTCACAATCCGCATCGACGAATCCTGTCTCGCTATTGCGACCAAGCTGGCGAAAAAACAGGGAACGACGATACGCGGGTATCTGCGCGGAACGCTTGAGACTGCGCTGCGGGGAAACGCGATCTTTGTTCACAATGTAACACCGCAACAGGCCGCAGAGTTGACGGCGGAGTTTGAGCGCATCTTCGGTGGCGCGGGAAGGATCACGGAGGCGAAGTGATGACAATGCCGATCAATAGCGACACCTCTATCGCTGACGAATTTGCCGAAGTATACAAGTCAAGACTGCTATTTTCCCTAATACCTGGGAGAAAATTCAAAGGCGATTGGTACTGGAAAAATGAAGATGGACGCTGGATAATAGACAATCCACGCATGAGGATGGAACTAAAAGAATTTATCGGCAATAGGCAGTCTCCGCACATGCACATTGCGGGCATTGAGTTCCTTATAAAAACCAACCAGGAAATCCACGTCAAGAGAATCCAATAATGCCGATTCCCCTTCTCATCCTCAGTGATTCTGTAACCTCAACCTCTGGCCTCGGTCGCATCACGCGCGACCTTGCAACCCGCATTTGGCCGTGATGCTCACGCGCCGGTGGGTCTACGACGCGCTGGTAGCGAAGGACGGACATTTCTTTGATGAGGGTTTCTTCAACTATGCCTCAGACTGCGACCTTGCCCTGCGTCTAGCATCTTGCGGCATTCGTGGCGTTCAACTCGATATGCAGTATTACCACTACGGGAGCGCATCACACCGGCTTGCTCCGCCAGAATCAGGGGCAGCGCAACGGCACCAGGCTGACGCCGACCGCGCTTACTTTGAGAAAAAGTGGGGATTCCGCGTTGACTCTCTCGAATATGGACATCGACCAGCAGACCCAAACTTTCGAGGATAGAGTAACTATCTTGATTCATGCTCGCGATATCCCTGTTGCGTTGAAAATCGAAGACTCACGCGGTCGCTGAAAAAGTCAGTGTGCTAATCTTTTCTTGTGCCACTGACTTCCAAAGGCCGTGTTATCGCCGCCGCAATGTCCCGCGAGTACGGGGAGAAGCGCGGGAAGTCAGTCTTCTACGCCAGCCGCAACGCGCACAAGATTACCGGCGTTGACTCTGAATCAAGCAAAGACGCATCCCCTCCGCAACGCCTGAGCTACTACGCCAGCCTGCTCCCCGGCAAGGAAAACCAGTTTGAGACTCCCGGCGAGGGCTACCGGATATACAAAAACGTGCCGATTGCGCGTACCGGATCGCAGCAGTATCTTGGCCGTGAAATTAAGAAAAACCCCGGATACAAGCCCGAATGGGGCATCGAAGATGATGAGATGGTCACGGTCTACCGCCCCATCGAAGAGGTCACTGAACCGGAAACACTCGCATCGTTTGAGGGCAAGTCTGTTCTTGACGAACATCCTGCCGATCCGCAAATCCTAGTCGATGCGCTTGACGAGTACGAGGGCGTGAGCAAGGGGCATGGGCAGAATGTCCGTATCGGAGAAAAGATTACCGAGGGGGAGTTCGCGGGCGAGACTCCGCTGCTCGCCGATCTCCATGTCAAACACCCTGATTTGAATGTCAAGGTCGATAACGGAGTGCGCGATGTGTCGTGCGGCTATACGTTCCGACTCGGCAAAGATGAAGCAGGCCGCTACATTATGACGCAGATTCGGGGCAATCACATTGCCATCGTTCCGAAAGGACGGGCGGGGTCTGACGTTGGAATCAAGGACGCAAAACCGGAGTCTGATACTATTCTCGTAACAAGGAGAACCACCATGTCGAACCGAATACTCGTTGCACTCGGACTTCAGGCAGCTATCAAGGACGCAAGTCCAGAGGATGCAGCCAAGATGGTTGACGCTCTCAAGGACGCGGACGAAGAGAGTAAGAAGGAAGAGCGCGAAGCCAAGGAAGCTAAAGACAAGGCTGCGCGGGATGCTGCGGCGCGTGACGCCGAAGACGAGCAAGAGACGGCGGAAGAGAAGAAAGAGCGTCTCGAAAAGCGCAAGGCTGCGAAGGACAAAGCGGCCAAGGACAAGGCAAAGGACGAGTTCGGTGACGACGAGATGACGGATGCCGAGAAGGAAGAGGAAGAGGAGCGCGAGAAGAAAGAGGCCAAAGACAAGGCCGCTCGTGACGCTGAGGGCGCGATTGTTCTTCCGCCCGACGAACACTCCAAGTCCGACTTCTCCACCGGCGACGCCGCCGACCTGCTCAAGATGCTCAAGCCCGTTGTGGCTCGCTCTGGCAATAAGGGAGCGAAGGATGCCTACGTCAAGCTCAACAAGCAGATTGGCGACCTTGCATCCGGCGTGAAGGATGGTGCGCCCGATCCGTTCGTCATGTTGACCCGCATTGCTCCCGAAGGCGGCATCGGAGACAGCGATCCAGAGCCTGCAATGTTCACGTTCTTCAACGGCAAGTCCTACGCCGATGGACTGAAGGCGTATAACGATTATCAGGTCGCTCGCGCGGCCCGTAAGTAAGCACAAGGAGAACCATCATGCCTGCAAGCATCATTCCGGTAACTGGACTTATCCTCGGCCCCATCGGGTCGATCTCGCAGACCGACTTCCCGATCACTACGCCCCGCCTCATCAATCCGACGGATACGCTGGTGCCGAACTTCGGCGATGCGCTTGTGTTGAACTCGAACAATACCTATTCGTCCGTGGCGCAGTACATCTCGGTCGATTCGAGTTCTGTGACCGAGACAACGCCCATTGCATTCGCCCAGGCCAACGTCAAGACGAACACCTACTACCCGACGAATGGCAGCGGCACGGGAACTATTGCCAACAGCGGCAACTATCCCGCCGGTTCCGAAGCGGACGCTCTGACGCGCGGCACAATTAACGTGGCAGTTCCCTACGGAACTCCCGCCGGTGCCGGTGCTGGAGTGTACATCCGCACGGCGACCAGTGAAAGCTATCCGAATAGCTGGATTGGCGCTATCGAGGGTTCGCCCCTGACCGGGAATGTGCTGATGACGAACGGGGTTGTCTTCAAGACCGGAATCCTTTCGACCGATTCAGCGACCGGGCAGATTACCGCGCAGGTCACAATTCTCAACCGCCTGATCCCGTAACACTGGAGCCAAACGATGAACTCGAACGAACTGTACCTCTCGACACCACGCCGCGCCATTATCGACCCTGAGACGGAAGCACTTGCCAAGTCTCCAACGTATTTGCGGAACCTCTACAAACTCCGCATGAATGGGGCGCAGTCGCTGGGCGTCAAGGACGCATCATCGACCGGGCAAATCTTCCTCCAATCGCAACTCAACAAGCCCGATCCTCGGCTGCACATGCCGCTGGAAGGGCATACCTGGTTCCGTGACGTTCCGCTGATGAATGGCGGCGGGTGGGTTGACACCGAGACGGCTGAGTTCGTCGATGTGTTCTCGCCGAACACGGACGGCACGGGAGCAGCGTCGAATGACATCGGCGTTGTGAATTTCAACCGTTCGCAGGATGTCTACCCGACCTACGCATGGCAGCGTTCGATCCGCATTCCGCTGGTCGAATCGCTCCGTTTGGCGCAGGCCAACAAGTCGCCGAATGACATCCTGGACAAGGCCGTGCGGACGGACTGGAACAAGACCCTCGACCGACGCGTCTATCTCGGTCGTGAGGCGAATCAGGGGCTGCTCAACAGTGTTTTACCTGGAGTTAGCAATACGGCCTCTGGCACGGTGTCAACGGGCGGATGGCTAGGAACGAATACTACTCCCCTTGCCATCGTGCAAGATTTTCAGACCACGGCGAAAATTGCATGGGCTGCATCTGGCAATGCTCTCGATTCCATCCCGGATCGTTTCCTTGTTCCCGGTTCTCGCTGGGATGCATTGCTTCAGCCGATGGTTCTTCCTCTCGGTTCCAATCTAGGCACAGTACCAGCATTCACGACAATCCTCGATTGGATCAAGGCTCGTTACTTCGGTATCAGCATCAACGGGAAGACTCCAGAGATTGTTCCTCTCCCGTCTTGGGCTGAGACTATAGGAACTGGAAACACCGCGCAGTTGACGGCCTACGTCTTCAACGATGACTTCCTGAACTTCGGCATCTTGCAGGACATACAGCGCATGGGCGGCCCATTGAGCTTGCAGGACGGCGCGTTCGTCGCCACCTACATCGCCAACACCGGCATTGTCCGCGTATACCGGCCCACGACACTCGTTTACCGATACGGAATTTAACCGCGTACCACCTTTCCTTCGGGGCAGGGGCCAATGCCTCTGCCCTCTTTTCTAGGAGTCATCAATGCCATCCTTCCCTACACAGAACATCGACCAGTTCTACATGACGATCTATGGGGGATATGGCTACGATGGGTGCGACGTTGGAGGATTCGGCATACCGGGATGGTGCCAGTGCAACGCCTTTCTGGGGTTGGCATCTGGTGTCCCTATAGGTACGAATCCCCCCTACACGGTAAATGACTTTCTGGGCATCTATCCCAAATTCTTCGGTGCGCCCGCGCTTATCTCTGCCACTCTCACATCGGGATCGCCGATTATCACTGTGGACTCGACCGCAACGGGACTCTCCGTCGGTCAGTTGGTGACGTGTCAAGGGCTGAATGATGGGACGGTAATCAAGTCAGTAACTATGCCGGAAATCACAGTATCATCGAACGCTACGGCATCTAGAGCAACCACGATTGCGGTGTACGAGGCGCAACTGGTTCCACTTGCAGTGATGCAGCTCTATCTCAATATCGCCATTGTTTCCATCATGCAATCGCGCTGGCGTGAGCAGTGGGAACTTGGCATGGCTCTCTACATCGCGCATTATCTGACGCTCTATTGCCAGACTGAAGGCAATCAGCAGAGTACGGCGAATCAGATTGTGGCGAATAGCTTGCAGGCCGGTATCACCATCTCGCAGGGCGCGGACGGGGTTTCGCAGGGATTGCAGGCAATCAAGGCCGTGGACAACTGGGCCTCTTGGTCGCTTTCGCAGTATGGCGTTCAACTGGCATCGCTGGCGCGAGTCGTTGGTTCCGGCCCTGCTTACTTTCGGAGGTAGCGTGTTTGGATGTTCCTTCAGTTCGAGCGGCCCCGGCATGAAAGAGATTCATGCGGGCATCGCTGCGCTGAATGGTGCGGATGCGCTGGTAGGCATCCCAGAGGGAGATGATCGGCAGGACGCGTTGAAGCTACGCGCAATGGCAATGGCATTGTCGAAGAAGGGAACACTGACGAAGAAGGCCCGCAAGTTCCTCCGCGCCGCACAGAACCCGATCTCGAATGCCGAGTTGCTCTTCATATTCACTAATGGAAGTCCGTTGCGCGGGCAACCTCCGCGTGTCGTTATCGAGGCTGCAATCGAGGCCGATCCGACGAAGGATTTGATTGCAAAGGAACTTGCGGCGGCTTCAGTAGCTGCGTTGAATGGTGACGAATCGGGCATGATGGAGCATCTTGACCGCGCCGGACAGATTGGCGAGAGCGCATCGAAGGCTTGGTTTACCGACTCGCGGAATGGATGGCCGCCGAACATGCCATCGACTATCAGCGCAAAGGGCAGCGAAACCCCCGGCATCGACACGGGCCAGATGCGGCGAGCGATCACACACATTACCGAGACTGGCGGCGGAGTACATGAGGGGAACCTTGCCGAACAGGAACGCGACGGCGGAGTAGAGGAATCATCGGCTCAGGTTGCAGAGGGCGTTGAGGCAGGAACTGAGGCCGTTGGCGAGGGCGTAGAAGTCGGAGCGGAAACCGCTGGAGAAGCTCTTGAGGGGATCGCGGAGGTCGCTGCGCTCTAATGCCTACCATCTCACTCACGCGCGTGGCAAATAGCCCAGCATTCGCGCAGGCGTACACGGTCAATCGCTCAACAGGTAGCTTCCAGCAGGGCGGCTATGTGTCGGTCACGACGGCGATTCCGTTCTGGGGCATTATCCAACCGGCCACAGAAGAGGACTTGGCACAAGTTCCCGAAGGAGATCGCGCAACCGGCATGATGGGATTTATCTCAGAGTTGCCAATGTATAAGACTCGCGCAGAGGGAACCACATCGGGTATTGGCGACACGATTACGTGGAATCAACAGAGTTACCGTGTGGTTGCTGTCGTTCAGTGGCGTGACTTTGGGTTCAACAAGGCCATAGCAGCGAGGTTGAGCGGTGAGTAGTTTCTCGGTTCCCGGCGTAGGTACGATGACCAGCACTGGACTGACTACGGCCCAGATGCAGGTTCTATGGCAGAGCATCGTTCTACAGTGCCTCGGAATCACGCCCAGCGGCCCCACAGACGCATCGGCCTACTCTCAGGCACGGATAGACTGGCCCACGCCCGGACAGCCCGCCTGGGCAACTACAGACGACATTGCCTTCGTTCGAGCGGTCGAGGTTCCCGATCCCTACAATACGGCGCACGAGATTCAGCCGAACGCGACGCAAGGACTGACGTTCCTCGAACAGACAATTTACACGCGGGTTTGGGAAATAGGCTTCGTCTTCTACGGCCCAAACAGTTTTGACCGCGCAAGGCAGCTCAAGGCGTGTCTGTATCAGGATTTCGTGCATGATACCCTTGAGGCATCGAATCTGTATCTCGATACGGTGATTGGCACGGTACGACGGACTCCGGAGTTGTTTCAGAATCAGTGGTGGGAACGCTCCGGTTTCTCGGCAAGAATGAATGAGCAGGTTACGGATACATTGACGAAACAGACCATCCAAAGCTCCGAGATCATTCTCGAAGATGAGGCGGGTATAATCACAGATGTAACGGTCGAACTGTAGGAGAAAACAGCATGGCGACTCAACCTCTACCGCTCTCAATCCTCTGCGATGTCAGCGTTTCAGTGACTCCCGGCGGAGTGTCCGTCCCGCAGTTCAATCAGGGATTGATTGTTGGCAACAGCGGGCGCATCCCCTCGCAGGGAACAAATGGACGCTGTGTGCAGTTTGCCAGCGTCGCCGCGATGACATCCTACGGATTTCAGCCGACCGATCCTGAGTTGATTTCCGCTGGACTGTACTTTGGACAGTCTGCACCGCCCGTAACTCCGCCTGAATATCTCTGGGTTGGATCCCAAGACGCGACGGCCATCGCAGCGATCACGGTTGACTCTGGTTCAGCGGGTACGGGATGGGCACTGCACGATACCTTCCTCATCACGCAATTGAACGCCTCATTTGGCTATGGGCAGGTCACGGGCGTCAGCGGAGGGGCTGTAACCTCTGTGGCGTTCATTTCGGGGCGTCAGGGCACCGGGTACAGCGTTGGAAGCGCACTGTCCACTGTCCCGGAAGCACCTAGCACCGGAGCCGCTCTTGAGGTCAATATCACGGCCATCGGTGAGACTCCGTTACAGGCAATCACCGCTTGCCGCGTGGCGCAACCGGCATGGTACGCCGCAATGAGTACGACGGCGACGGATGAAGACGACGTTGCAATCGCTCTGTATGCACAATCGGCAACTCCGGCCATGCAGTACATCTACGGGACACAGAGCGCAACAGCGTTGGTTGGCTCGGTTGGCAACGTCTTCTCGCTCATCAAAGCGGCAAACTATAGCCGCGCACACGGTGCTTACTCAACCGTACAGGGCGGCCTGGCGCCGAACAATCTGTACATCGCATCGGCTATCGCTGGCGTTGCAATGGGACTGAACACGGGCGCACCTAACAGCGCATTTTCTCTTGCAGCCAAGACGCTAACCGGCATCACGGTTGAGCCGTTGACACAGGCGCAAATCGCCGTCTTTGCCGGTACGCCTGGACTTGGATTCGGCAACAACGGCAACAGCTACAACAACTATGCCAACAGCTACGACTTCTACTATCAGGGAGTCAATGGCAACGGTATGAACTTTGCCACCGTTCTCGGCCTCGATATGCTGGCGGCGGATGCGCAGATTTCCGTTCTCAATGTCCTGCAATCCCTTGCCTCCATTCCGCAGACCGATGGTGGGCAGGCTCTCATCCTCAATGCCGTTCGCGGAGCTTGCAGCCGTGCCGCAAATCGTGGATTCATCGCAGCGGGGACGTGGAATGGTATCGCAATTCCACTTCTACCCTCTGGTGGGCTGACTCCGGGTACATCGCTCCCCTCTGGATTCTGGGTTGGATCGTCTTCCTTCTCAACTCAGGCGAGCGGCGACCGCGCCCTCTTCAAGTCCATGCCAGTCTATGTCGCCGTAACTCTGGCCGGAACGCAGCAGAGTTTCACTATCGCTGTAAACGTGCAACAGTGAAGTAACAGGAGATCGCAATGGCAAACGGAACTACGACATACTCATTCAAAGACCTCACGGGCGCGATTGCCTCTCCCCTTGCCGGGGCGTTCATCCTTGCCGGTGGTTCGCTCGGCTCTGGCAAAATCACTGTCGAGATGACGCACGAATGGACAGAGCAGGATGTGGCCGCTGATTCCGCCGTCATGGTTTCGACTAGCCCCGGATTCAACGGGACAGTGAAAGTCTCTTGCCAGCAGACCAGCGCAATCAACTCCTATCTGAAGTTGGCGCAGAACCTTCACCAGACCGCCGTAGCGAACGGAACTTCGGCGGACTGGGCTGCTATCGCCCTCGACCTCCAGAACCTCGTTACGGGCGACCAGAACGTATGCACGGGGGTTTCCTTCACAAAGAAGCCGCCACAGCCCTATGGGTCAAAGGGTGAGTATCTGGAATGGACTCTCATGGCCGCAAACATCTCGAATCAGTAGGGA